AATACGTTGAATTGTTTTGGTTGTTGAGTACTCATTGATTCTTTCGAAAAATTCAATTTGGCCGCAGTGTTCTTCGCCAATGATTGGTTTGTTCCTGTAGTCGCTGCCTTTGACCATGATGTCAGGCTCGTGTAATATAATTATGTGTTCTAGCTCGTCGTCAGTATCAAATATTTTTACCGAATCAACAGAACGTAGATTTTCTAACAGTAGCCTACGTTCGTCTTGATTGTGTACAGGACGGTCGGCACCTTTGAGCTGTCGCACTCTGCGGTCGCTGTCAATTGCAACCAGTAGATGTTGCCCTAGGCTCTGTGCATAGTTGAGTAGTTTGATATGTCCGACATGCACAATGTCAAACGTGCCGTTGACGAATATTTTCATATGTTTGGCGGAAACGGAGAGATTCGAACTCTCGGTACATATTACTACGTACGACAGGTTAGCAACCTGCTGCCTTCGACCACTCGGCCACGTTTCCAATCTAAATTTATTATACTTAGTTTAATCAATGCTGTCAATCATTAATTAAAATGATATTTTCCAAAACTTCGTCTATTGTTAAATCATGCCAGATCCATCGAAAAAGTTCTCTAGTGGCAGCAATTTGTGATCGCCCAACACTGTGTATTTCATTAGTTGATAACACATAAGCTTCATCTGGTAATGCGCGAAAACACGATGCTACCCGTAGTTGACGTGTATCGTATTTCACAACCAATGAATCCCCCGGCGGTGTGTCAGGTGCGTGATTGTTGTTTTTAAGTTCCCAGAAAAATGTTAGATTATTTGTAGTATTAATATAGTAGTTGATTGCAGTCCTAGCCCCATCAACATGAGGAAATGCCCCACTATGTTCAATACGTGCGTAATGTATACTATCCGGTTGTTGTTTAAACTGAATTTTTTTTGAGTACTGTTCGCGAAAATAAAGTTTATCAGCAATTTCGTAAGCACGGTATTCTTCACCATATACTTCAATGACTTGGCCATTTACTATCCGACTCATATCAATTGGCGGTAAGATAAAATCAAGTTTTTTAAAATAAGTTTTCATGCAGTACCTCAGTTGCCCATCTAATAGTTATAGCTAAACGGATGTCTGACGTTTGATTAATCACACTGTGAGGTATTGAGGTATTGATTATAACCGGTTGAGTCAAGTAATATCTGTCAAATTCTACCATGCTTTCTGTAGGGTAAATGTCTAGTATTGCATCCGGGGTCACTTCTACTGGTAAATCTTGTAATTGTTTAGTAGATTTATAAAATGCAGTATACACTTCATCACAATTATATAATGGAAAATTTAATGCAAATGCCTGCTTATGCCCTAAATCAGTGTGTATTGGGAATTTGTCGGTTGGTAATGAGCTTACCAATGCAATCTGAGAAATATCGTTCCAGCTGCCAAATTTTTCTACAGTCTGTTTGCAATTTGGGATACTGTTAAAGAAGGCTTTTGGTACGGTCCAAAAACCATGCTTGTTACACAAAGTCTGGGGAAGTTTTTTATATATGAGTTTTGTTAGATCTTGATATCCCGGCACCTCAACAAAACGATAGGTAAAGACTTGATGCATTTATTTCTGGTACCCCTGGCGAGAATCGAACTCACATGAACCAATTATCTGTTGCTTACGGGATATAAATCCGCCGTTTTACCATTAAACTACAGGGGCATTGTTTGGTGCGACTGACCGGAATCGAACCGGTACACCTTGCGGCGAGAGATTTTAAGTCTCTTGTGTCTACCTATTTCACCACAGTCGCAGATTTACAAATACATTATCGTATTCGTAATCGTATGCTGTGGAATGCCTTGTAGTTCATGTAGATATAATAGCTTGAATAATTATTTATGTCAATTCAGACTGGTCAATTTCTAACCAGGTGTGATCGCCCATGTACTTGACCTGTGCTTGATACTCGTAGTCATCTGGTGCAGAGCTTGACCAATCGTTTGGGCCATGTTGTGTCAACAATGTGTGCTGTTTGCGTTGATCCCAGACCAACCAGTAAACATTGCCCATAACAGGTTGAAAAGCATATACCGCGGCATGCACTGCATCAGTTATGTCTAGTCGTCGTTTGATATCCCGTGCTTGTTTTTCTAGTACCGCTACCAGTTCCATGATGCGATCATATTCCTGCTGGGCATACATCCTGGCATGATTGATCATTAGATCTTTTTGCTTGGTAACAGGCACCATTTCAAACTTGGGACCACCTGCCTCAGTTGGGTAAGGTGTTACATTGCGATTGAAAAAGGGAATCAGCGAACCACCTACGTCTGCATCGTAACTGTCTCTACCCTTGGCAATGTTAGATCGCTTTGTCATTGTATCCTTTGGTCCGGCGCACAGGAATCGAACCCGTATTCGCAAGGTAGAAGCTTGCTGTATTATCCATTATACTAACGCCAGGTATTTGGTGGGCTGACTTGGAATTGAACCAAGACTCAACGAATTATGAGTTCGCTGCTTTACCATTAAGCTATCAGCCCTAGACTGTATTATATCTTACTTTTTGGTTAAGGTCAACCAGGTCTGCGTGGTCTGATTGGTTCTACAGTTTGGGCGGGCTGTATGGGCTGTCTAGTTTGCCTGCCTATACCAGGCGCAGGTGTAGCTGGTGATTGAGCAACTGGAGCAACAGATTGTGGTTTCTGAACTGGCGCAGGCTGAGCAACCGGAGTAGATTTTTTCACTGGAGTGGGCGCAGGAGCACCGCCAGCTGGAGCTGCCTTGGTCTTAGGATACTCTTTTTTCAACTTGGTCATCACAGACTTGGTATTTTTGTCATCAGCAAACATGTTCATGACCAATTGGTACATCTCAGGTACGGTGTCTGGGTCTGTACCTTGTTGTCTTGAAAAATCAACACAAAATTCTAAAACACTTTGTTCAAATTCGGCAGTAACTTGTGGAGTTACCTTACCAGTTGGTGCGTCAGGCAATGTTACCGCTGGTTCTTTAAAAGGAGCCAGTGTAACCTGTGTTAGAATCTGGCGAGCAGACTTTGTGGTATCGCTACTCACAATGTAAACACCAATACCTTTGTACACATGGCGCACAAGATCATTTACATCACGAAAGTAGTGTAGTTGTCCTGCTGCAAAGTTCATGATCATAATGCCATCAAATTCTGATGTAGCTTTGTAAGCCTCGTAGTTGGCTTTTATATAAGCATCACGCAGATCTGTGCCGGCGGCAAATGCACTGACTAGGTCCGAAATGCTGGCACCCGATTCACTAAACATGTAGCCAAACAGTTCTTTTCCAAAGGTCTTGCGCTGAGCGTCGCTCATGTTAGATGCTAATGTAGTTAAACCTGCTAGGCCAACACCATTGGGTGCCACAACCGATAACTTAGCCTTGATATTTCTTTCTATTATTTTTGCAACATCATCGTATTTGATCAGGCCGCCTTCACCTAATCGTCCACCACCAGAACTGACTTCTTTACCAGCTGATGCTTTAACTTCAATGATTTGATCACCAATGTTCAAGTCGCCTTTGCCATTGATTCGAATGTGTGGGCTCATAACGGCCAGCGCAAATTCGCCTGGGCCTTTAGCACTGCCAAATGTTTCACGTTTCAAGCGATTGAACACAGCTACTACAAACTTACCACCAGTTAATAGATCAGTAAAATCAACACGATTACCACTCAGCATCTTGTCAATATCAACATACCCTGTGGGGAATCCGTTGATAAAATCATGCTTTTCTTGAAAGGTACCAGGGGTGTCAATGATAATCTGGGTGATTAGGTCTACGTAACCTTTGGTATCTGTGTCACGCTCTAGGGTGCCAGCAATACGATCTGTTAGACCACTCTGATTAAGCACTGTGTAGATCTTGTCTAACAGCTCTTCGTCCTGAGTTTTTTTAACCTGGTCAATGATATCTTTACGCAGGCTGTTAACATCAGCTTCAAATAGTTTGTTTGTTATAGAGATTAAATCACGCATAGTAGTGTATTTAGTCTTGGATAAAATGAAAGTCCTTGTCCAGCCATGCATACATGATGTCTTCTTGACGCAGATACCCGTACTTGTTTAGACTGTTTTTCATGCTGTCGTTTAACAGATTTTTAGCAGCCAGATCGTTCCAGCTGGTATCTGCAGGGTCCATTGGTTCATGATCTGTTTTGTACACTGCTATATGCAACCACGGATCTGCTGCTTCTTTGAGAAAGTATGCATCTCTGCAGTCAAAGCCGTTCACAGCCAGCATGTACACCATGCTTAAAAAATTATGGTTAAAATACGCATAGTTGTGATTGCGCACAACCAAGCGATTGTTTACATAACCGGATTGATAGGGAATACCAATATAGAGCATGCCATTGGTAACCATTTGCTCGTTCCAGAGCTTGAGCGTGTTCAGTGGATTGGTAGCATACTGGAAACTGTTATGGCACCAGATCATATCCACTGGACGACTCAACACTCGGCGTTCAAAGTTGCCTTCAATTATGTTCACAGAGTCTGGTAGCATTTCTTTGTTGATCTGCCGGACGTTTTTATCCACTGCATAGCAACGATAGTTTCGTGGTCGAATAGTTTCTGTGATATTACCTTGCTCATCTTCAACGATCTCAATATACTCATTGCGAGCCCACCAGTTGATGTCTAGACCTTCGCCACAGCCCATGTCAGCCACGCTGGTTAAGCTGTCCATGAAGTCGTCGTAGTTGGATACCAGCTCTAGTACTTTTAGACTATGCTGGTGACTCTGATGTGCGTTGTTAAAGCGATCCATGTGTTAGTATCTCTATGATTACTTGTTCTTTTAGTTCTTTTAGCTTTGGCTCAAGTTGGTAGTATGCTTCTGCTATTTCTGCATCACTGCCCCAGGAACGTTGTGTGTTCAAGTGGTGTGCCCACTTAGCACAAGAATCTTTAAGTAACTGTATGTCAACTGTGTTCTGGCGAGGACGAGCCTTCCAGCAAAGATCAAACTCTGTTAATAGTTCATCTGCTCTGTCTTGCCAATTGGTCATACTGTTACATCTTCCATTCCTGCTGTGCGAAGTCTTACCACATGTCCTAGCATGAAGTTCTTGCTTTCAAGACCTTTCATTACACCTAGCCATTTGTTGCGTAGCAGAGCCACTTCATTGATGATGGTTTCAAAGTCAATCACTTCGTCTTCTCCGTCCACGTACTTTTCAGCATCTCTACTGGTCAGCGCACGGGCATAGCTTTCTAGGTATTTTTGGAAATGTTTTCTTCGAATCTTCCGCAGTTGTATATTTAAGAAATTTAATACCGCTTCAATTTCTTGTAGTTGGTTGAAACGATGTTCAGTGATACCAGGCAGATTAGCCAGGCCTTTTTCCACAAGCCCGGCTATCCTTACATCATTTTTTGCACTGCCTAACTCACCTTCGTAATAGTTAATAAACCCTGGAATTTCCCCAAGGTTCCCAACTATTTTGTTATACCACATCAGTCGTCACCGTAGTCGTAGTCAATTTCTTCCTCATCTGGATCCTCGGCATCGAGATCCAGATATTCTTCACTGGCTCTTTTAAGGTATGAATCTGCGCCAGCAATCTGTTTGAGATCTTCTTCACTTACGCCACTGTCGTTTAGTATACTAAACACATGATCAGCGGCAGCTTGACGATCTTTGCTAGGCACATATTCTTTCATGATGGTATATGCGTCAATCAATGCATCAATTTCAATACTCATTCTACTGTTTCCTCTACAAGTTCAGCAGTGACTTTGTGTGGATTAGCTTCAAAGTCTGCCATCACTTTATCCAGTGATCCGTCGTCGTTGCGTTCCCAGGCCTTACGGAACTGTTTGATAACTGTACCGTCTGCTAGGGTGTATTTAAGACTATTGCCTTCCTTCTGCAATAATCCTTTAGATTCCATCATGTCTGTTAGGCCCGAGTACGGGCTCATGCCAGATTCGTATGGAATCTTAACTTGTACTGATTCAAACGGTTTGGCATAGCGAGTTTTCATGACCTTGCAAGCGGCACGAATACCTTTTACTTCTGAAATCTTGTTGCCGTCTTCATCTTCTTTGAGCTTGAGTTTACGCATAGCAACAACAATACTACTCGCATATATAAAGCCTTGTCCACCTGAGATCTTGTCGTCAGGATCAAACATGTCCTGGCTTGCATAGGTGTGTGCTGTACATACCAGGCCTAGATTCAAGTTACCAAACATGTTCACACAGTTACGAACCAATGCAGCCAGTGCTTTGGGTTTACGACCCATGTCACCTTTCATGTCACCTGCTTCAAACTGGTTAACGTCTGTTGGCGTCAGCAACATACCCAATGAGTCAACCACAAACAATACCTTAGGACGGTCTGCCTCTGACATGGTTTTGTATTCCTTGACAAATTCGCTAATCATCTTGGCCACATCATCAATCATGGCCATGTTAAGTTTCAACAACTTGTCTTCTGCTGTGTCTACACCAAGTGCGTGTAACCATTTCTCATCAAGAGCGTTTTCGCTATCAATAAGGATTGGGTAGATACCTTGCTGTTGTGCATGACGAATCAAGTTACCTGAACAGATAAATGATTTGCCTGCACCCGATTCACCTGCAAACACAGTGACCTTGCCCATTGGAATACCTTTATTAAAGTTTCCAGAGATAAGATAGTTTAGTGTATAGTTGCCTGTAGATATCCAGGTATCTGGATCGTTAAAGCCCACGGAAATACCGTCAATGCTTTTTGTAATGCTTTTCCTGAACTTGCTCAGGTCAAATGGTTTTGCCATAGTTGATTCCTCTTGTCATTAGTATAGTTGATAATCTGGGCATACACAACGGTGTAGAGGCCCAAATTGTGTTTAAGACTTCTGACGATTACGAATCATTGCCAAAATGTCT